TAATATCACCTTGTAATAATTGTGGTGAGATTTTTATTTTATAATAATCCTGTTCTATCATTCTGGACTTACATATTCATACCAATTTATAGGATTTGATGGTGTACCTATCCTTATGTTTGACAAAGAATCATATATTGAATATAGACCCGTTGTATAATTTAAATAGACTTTCTGATAAAAATAATTTTCAGGTTTAAAATTAAATTTTGACCCCATTGATCCTTGTGATCTATTAATCATTCTTGTAAATCTTCCTGTTTTTCCATTAAAGAATTTTGCCGACATATAAAAATTGGTAACATTAACAAATCTTTGGTTATTAATCCAGTAGATGTAAAAACTTTCTTTATTATTACCGACACAATCTAAAGTAAATTGTGGAATAGTTAAATCAATTGTGTTTAAATATGGTGTTATCGTATTATTTGTTATTGGAATTTTTTTTCCTTGTTGTATAGGTATTATTAGTGTTAAATATATTGTTTGATTTGTATCATTTGGGGAATCGTATAGATCTAATTTATAAAAAGACTTAGTGAATGGTTTTTCAAAGTAATATAAATTTCTATCTGTAAATAACCCAGTGTCTCTATAACTAGTTTTCCAATTTGCTATGGTTGCGTTGTTTATGTTTGATAGTCTATCAAAAAAATAAAAATTATAGTTTATTTCTGTTGTTTCAACTGCTGAAAGATTTGTTGTATATGCTGAATGAGCAAATCTTTTTATTTCAAAATCTATTGGTTTTCCTAAGATTTCATCTTGTGTTTTTTCTTGGAAGACGGTGATATCATCATCTTGACCATAACTGTCATATTCCATTTTAATTGGAATATTGATTTGTTTATTGTTTTGATTATTTAAAAGTATTTTAAATTTATTCACAATCGTCAATTGTTGGATCGTTTATGACTGATTGTCTATAATTAGTTCCCTCAGGTATTAATTTGAAATTAATATTTTTAAAAGGATAGTGAACTCCATTTAAAAATGGAAAGTCTACACCAACTCTATCATTATCTATATAACCGTATGTATATAAATCTCTCCATCTAAAAGAATCTGTGTATTTGGAATAAAACGCATATCCTGGTACATTATCAACTTGTGATTTTAGTCCAGTTTCAACATATGGTGAATATTCTTTAATTTGTAATTTATGATGTGGTTTATAAAAATACCCTAACGGATTTGTTGCAAAACAAGGACCTGGAAAATTTGTGTTAATATAAAAATTTGAATAATTAAAAGAAAACTTATGATATGAATCGGATAACAAATATTCTTTTTGTTCATAATCATTCCATTCACAAAAATCACCTTGTATTGTGTCACCCGTTTTTAAGCTTTGGTTATAATAAAAAGTTTTAGATCCGTTAGTATAATTTAATAATGGAATCCCAGCTCTATTATTCAAATTTATATTTGACCACCAAGGATCTGAACAGTTAGAGTTTAATGGATCAGGATTTAACGGTAAGTTAAATTCATATCCTTGTTTTAAAACTATTTTTGCGCTTGCCAATAAGCTATTGTCATTATAAAACCACCCAAAATAACCTTTATGTATTATTGTTAAATATAATTCGGATATTGGTCTTTTTTGATTATCTAATAAAGGTTTAATATCAACATCCATATCAAAATTTAAAGTGTATGTTCTATCATTTTCCTTTGTAACTATTTTTGCTTGGATGTCAGGTGTGAGTGCACTGTTATCAAATCTTTGTTTAATACTAAAAATATTATTTTCAAAACCACAATAATTTAAAATTGCCTTTTCTAAATTTGTTAAAATTTTATGTTCTCTAACATAATACTTTGACATTGTTTCTCCACTATTTTCTATATTTAAAATTCTTTTAAATGTCCCTTGTGTTTCATTATTAAATAAATTTGTATTGTATCCATAATTGAATATATTAAATATAAATTTTTCGGACCCATTTGTTCCGTCACCCAAACTATATACTTGAAATATGTTACCATATGGTCCAGCATTAAATGATAACTCAACATATTCTGAAACTGATAAATTATGATTAGTTGGGCATCTAAATGATATTAAATTTTCACCTAAATTATTTAAATTTGTTATAATAAATGGGATTCCATTTTTTGCAATCCAAGTAAATGGTGTTGTAGAATTTGGATATTGTTCTTGCGAATATTGTAAAGTAACATTTGGAAGATTTTTATGCGCATAACTCATAAAAAAATTCCAATTGTATGTAAATGCGCTTTTTTTACTAAAAAAAATGTGTTCTCCTGGTGGTTGGGTATATCCAGGTATTTCATAATCTGTTCTTATAAGATCGAATTCATTGTATTGTGGGAATCCTCCCCAATATGGTCCTCCAGCTTGTACATAATATTCATTATTAACGTAGAATAAATTATCTTTGAATTGTTTATAATCTGTTTCACCAGTATATGTATTATCTGTTAAAAAAACTAATTTAAAACTTGGTCTTATAATTGTAGATGCTTGTCTTTCATTATCAAATTGTACCGCTAAATCAATTATTATATTTCTGTCAAATTCTGGTCTTTGGTTTTGAACACCATTTAAACTTATATCAACAGTACTATCAACCTCAGGTGCTGATTTATATCGTAAATCTCCTTTTATAATTCTAATATCACTCATCGGTAAAGTCTTTTTCTACATATTTAGATCTAAATAAATCAATTGCACTTGCACCTTTTACAAGACCAAAATAAAAATGATATGGTGCACCAACTCTATATCTTATATTATTTCCTGCGGGTCTACCAGTTTCTAATTTTACGTCTGAAAGATTTTCAGTATAATTATTTGGATTACCGGGTATACTTGAATCAACTTTTTCACCATATAAATATCCTTTAAAGAATTCGTTATTAGATGTATCTTTTGTCATGAAAAAGTAAGATACTGTTAAGTTACCTGATTGTAATCTAGAATTTAATGAATTTCCAATTCTGTCCATAGATTGATAATACTCTGAAAAGAATCCAGTTGTGTATATTCCATCTGTGCCCCAATCATTTCTTTGACTACCAAAAATACTGTCAGAATTAGGATTTACCTTCTTTTCCCAATCATAAAATGGTACAAATTGTGTTTTAACAGGTATATAATAAAAATCTTGAGGACCAGGAGGTATTGGTGCTCTTGGGACAACAATTTTTCTTCTTGGGGATACATAATCTCTAAATTGGGTTTCAGAAGAAAAGAAAATACCCATAACTCCGTCTGCTGCATTTCCACCATTGAAAAACATAGCACTTTGTAATGGTGCGGGAGAGTCTGGATAATTTTCGGGTTCAAATGGCGCGACACCAATTTCTGAGTTTATTGATATCATTTGTGCATAATCACCGTCTACCATATTTTTTTGGTTTGGGTTAAATATATTTATAACACCCCTTGGAACTCTAGTAAAGTATGATAGAATACTACCAGAACTTTGTTGGTCAATTACTGCCCTTAGTTTACCAATAAAACTATCATTTGCTAATCTACTGATAACAAAGAAGTTTAGAATATCATCCACGTCCCCAAATGAAGTTGGATTCAACTTGTCTACAAAATAACCATCATAATTATCATTAAGTACTATTTCTTGTAGAAATTCATTTTTTGAGCCTAAATCTAAAATAGTTGTTGGGTTTAAAAGATTCCTTTTATTTGAACTTAATCTATTTAAAAAGAATAGCGTTCTTCGTTCATTCTCTAATCCTATGAATATACCGTTTTGTGGTGCACCATTTATATATTCAAAAGGAGCGCTACGATAATAAAAAGTATTTGTTGGGTTATGTAATACTATTGTGTCTGTACAAAATTTATTATATGGTGAATTGGGTGGATTATCTGTAGGGGATGTGAAAAATCTATCATTTTTAAATGAATAAGCAAATAAAGTACCATTTATCCAATTGTTTGTAAACATATGTCCAAATACGTTCCTACAAAGAGCAAATATAATTTTTAATCTTGTTGCCCATTCTAAAATCAATTTTTTATCTGAGGGTGTATTTCCTCCGTCTTGGTCTTTGAAAAAACTTTTTATGTATGGTTCTCTAACCAATTTGTAACAACCTTCACTAAAATAATTTTTTGATCTTCCTGCTTGGCAGTACGAAGAAATTGCAATTGTATTTGTTATGTTATTATATGTATAACATTTTAAAGGATAAGATTGATCACAATTATTTAATGAATTTAAAACTGAATTTATTATTCCGCTGTCAGATTGTTCTGTATCAGACAAATCTCCTGACCCACCATTAGATACCCCACCAAGATCTTGTATACCTCCTTGATCGTCAATTGTGTAGACTGCAAATCCTGAGTTTTGTTGAAAAGCATAAAAATTGTTTGATGCGGGAGCCGACGCATTATTACTTGATCTATCTCTAAAAGACTCGTCTGAGGTTGGTAACCTATCAGACCTCATAACAATTTTATTAGGATTTGAATATGTTGTAAAATACCAAGGGTCAAGTCCTGGACTAAAATAATAATACTTCATATTCCTTATTGGTCCATAATAATTATATTTTGGTGATGTAGGTACATTTGGATTATTAGCGGCATTATATGTTGAAATTGCATTATTTATTTGAGCATATTCAGATAAATCTATTGTATTACTACTTGAATTACTAGCACCTAAATAATAACTAGTACTTATATTTGACATATAAATAGGTATTGGGTTATCGCGTCTTCCTAAACTTGTAACACAAGTCATTAATGTTCCTCCTTCTACTGATTCGTTGACGTAATATCCTCTGTTGTTACTTGGGGTATTGTTTGTAACTGCGGTAAAAGTATAGTCACACCACATTCTAACATCAGAGGCTTTTAAACAATTGCCAGCAAGAGATGTTGCCCATTCAATTAATGGCGGCGTATTTGGTTGATTTGGGTTTAAATTATCGACGCAAGAAGTATAATTTGCCACACCCAATAGTGGACTTTCTTTGGTTGAAATACCAGATCCTCCATATGAATAGTTTCTTCTAAAAATTGCAGTTTGAAAATCTCTTACAAAAAAATTATCAACACTCGATGAAGACAAAGGAACCCTAATTCCTGTGGTTGAGCTTCTATTAAAACCATTAATTACTGATCCTGGGTCGCTATTTATTAAATAATAAGGCGTTAAACCACTTGATGGATCTGCATAAAATTGACCTGGTACTCCCGTGGCTGCGGTCCCCATAGATGTTTCATCCAAACTTGAATAAAAAGAAATAGTGTTAGACGTAAAAGCACTATATTTATTACCTGGTTGGAAATGATATGATTCAAAAAATATTCCTTGTGGTCCAACTCCGGATGTAAAATATTCATTGTCTAAATCACTATTTAAAAACATTTTACTATGTCTTGGGATTCTATATCCAGGTTGAATTGGTATATTTAGTTTGTAATCGCCAGTAAATATTAAATTTGTTGATGAACCGTATCCTGTATAACCAAAAAGTCTATTCAAATCATATGAACATGGTCTTCTTGTTGAGTGTGGGTCAACACCTCTTATTAAAAAGACTACGGTCATTCCGCTACTGTCACTTAAACAACTTAAAGGTGATATATTTGTTCCACTCAAAATGTCATTCAATGAGTATTGTTGAATGGCACCTGGTCCAATATACCTAAATTGGTAAACATTACTAGGAGCTTCTACGGAATAAGGAGTATTAAGTATTTGTCTGAACGACATTGTGTTAAATAGAAACCTACTTGGTAATGACTGTGGAAATTCTGTAGTATGGTTTGGGTTACATAGTCCGCTATATGTATTTACTGTCATTGCGGTTATAACCTGAAAATACTCTATATCTGCAGGAAAAGTATAAATTGGATAATCATTTGGATCTTGTTCAATACTATATGAAACTGTTTGTGATGATACCGGATCAATTGGGTGAGCGTATGTAATATTTATTGTTGGTAGTGTATTACCTGTTGGGTTATTTATAGTTGTTCCTGTTATTTGAGTTCCACCAAAAGGATTATCAGATCTGTTTCCTTTATATAAATTAATATCGTTTCCATTATCAGGGTCTTGGAATGTTACTAATTGCCCTTGAACAAATGTAGAATCATTATTTGGATCCACTAACATTACAAAAACATTATCATAATGAAAATTTGCAGAAGTTGAGTTATTAACAGTATCAAAAGTAACTTTCATTTGATTTGGAGCATATCCAAAATTTTCATTATCAAAATATTTCATTTTGGTGTTGAATAGGTTTAACCTTTCCGATAATGTTAAGTTTGTTGAGAAATCTCCAACAGAGTATGTTGTTGAATATCCCCCACCCTCATCAAGTGGTCCCCATGGCAGATTATAAACAATATTAGTTAAATTTGTTGGGCAATAAGTTTCATATACCTTGGGGTCGTATGGATTAACTCCTGCCATTAAATTACCAAATAAAGTTTCTGCCTGTTCTATTGATGGTGGTGGAACCCCTATTTCACTTAATGATCCAAATGCGTTTAAACAATTACCATAACTTTGGGCATCTGATGTATCGGCCAAAATTGAGGTATTTTGATTATCAATAATTTCTGATTCATCGTCTTCGATAAGTGTTTGTTCAGTCCCACTACTACATTCACATAATTCACAATCAGGATATAATAATAAATTTAAATTCATTGATTGTTTGTCTCTAGCCTCTTTTAATTTTCTTGCTAATCTTCTTGCCCCAACTTTTTTACAAATTTTATATAAGAAATCTAAAATCCAAGCCACTACGTGAGCAACAAAAACAAGTACCAATAATATTATGATTATTACTACAATAAAAATTGAAAATAATATATATAATATATCAGGTTGATATACTGCGTCATTGACAGGAAAAGGGTTGTTAGTCTGTTCACAAGTCTCCTCAGACATATTTTTTACTGATATGATTCTTCTTCCGCCTAAACCCCCTCTATATTGATCTATAAGTTGTGAAACAGTATATACTTTGTTGTATTGAAATTCATAAAATCTATCTTCACAATTTATTGCTTCTGTTATCATGTCTGAATTACCATAGTCATTCCAATCTAATGAAAAGGCATATGATGCGTTTGCTTGAGAAAAACTACCAGTACCTCCGTTTAAAGGATCACTATCTGAATTTTTCCAACCCCATTCTTTAATATTTGGAACTAAAAAATATGCTCTTTTTACTGGGTCTGATAAATTTTGAGGTTGTTCCCATTTTATTTTGAATCTATATTTTCCCTTTGTTGGTATCCCAACATTAGGGTCAACAGATATAATTTGTTCTCCAAATTCATTAGTTGTCACATAATCTAAGTTCATTGGTAGTTCCATGAGCCAAGCTCCATTTTCATCTATAACCTTACCTTTTTTTTCTAAATCATTTGCAAGTTCTAATATTGGTTTACCTGTATTATCGTAAAAAATAGTTTGTCTTATTCCCAAAATTTCACCTGGACCCGCTTGTAAAGCACAAAGATTTCCCATTTTTGTTTTTACTCTACATTTTCGTTTTATGGCGTGTCTATCAATAGTTGTAAAGATAGAACCAATAAAAACTGAAGTTGGTTTTATAGTTAAATCGGCATCCGCGGTTAAATCAAAGTCCGCCCTTGAGATTGCATTTTGACATAATTCTTGATCACCCCATAGAGGGTATACTTGAACTTCTTTTTCTAAGACAATTATTTGTGGTAATTCTTCAAAATTTGTTGATGATTTAAATTTTGTTCCGTTAACTTGAGCTTCTGATGCTCTTCCTATTCTAACTAAATCTTGTGGGGTTTGAGAAAATTCACCAATATCCGATATATCAACATTCATTATTAATTTATGTGATCCGACAGGAACTCCAAAAATCATAAAATCACCACTTCTATTTGTTGTTACGGTAAACTTATAATATTTTTCATAAACTTCGATTACCGATCTATCGACCAAAACATCTCTTCTTGTTGGGAATGTTCCTGTTGGTGTGTGATTACTGTATGATGGAATATATGGTAATAAATTATATTTATATCCATCTTCATTTCTATCAGATAAACTTTTATATGGATAAAGTGTTGATATTAAAAAATCTCCTTCGTCTTCCTGTTCTAAAGGTATAAAAATTGAAACTTTAGCATTAGGAACTCCATATCCGTTATTAACTGTTACTCTACCAACAATTACACCATAATCTGAACACATTCTGGTATAAAGTTCTTGTTGTGTAAATTGTAAGGAAAGAATTTCCAATAATTCAAAATCTTGATTTAAATCAACTTGGACGCTCTTATCAACACCAACTTCTGTCCTAATCCTTATTTTTTTTGGCATGCAAAAGGTTTTTAAATAAATAGTTTATGGGCTATTTTTAATGTTACACCAAAAATTTTAAATGTAAATTATCAAGAAAAGTTGACTGTTTTAAGGTTTTTAACCCTAACCCTTATGTCGTTACCAGGAAATCTAATTTGATAAATTTGATTGGGTTGCGCAAATATTGTTTCATCAATCAAATCAATTTGTTTTGTTACTGAATCTAAGTATTTTTGAGATGTTTGATTTGAAGAATATAAACCACCTACTAGATTAAATACAGATATATCGGCCAAACTAATGACTCCGTTTTCTTCCTGTATTAATCTATTTAATTCAGATACATAAACATTTTGTCCCATTTCTCTATTTGCAGGATCAAAATAATCTGAAACTTTATTAATAATGCTTGATATTACCGCTCCCTGATTTTGTGTTCCATCCAAAACAACGGATATATCAACCGCTAAATCAATTACTTGTGCCGCCTCAACGGATATATAATCGTTTAACATCCTATAATTGGATAAATAATTTGCAATATTTAATTTAAGTGTGTTTGATAAAAGTGTTGTAAGTCTTCCTGTTTCATCGTAAGATAAAACTTGTATCTTTACTTTGTTGTCTTCCTCAGTAATTGCAACTTTTGCTGGTGCACCAAATTGTGACGGCATATTTCTTATAATCGCCTCATAATCATTTACTGTAACTGCTCTTCTTTGTGCTGCAAAATTATAAGTAACATAATTTCTTACTTCTTCGACTGTTGGGTAATCAGCTCCACCAATAGCCGCTGTTGTGTTAGTACATTTTAGTGACCTAACAACTTCAGAATTAATATTATCATTTGGTCCGTTAACAAAAAAATCTACGTTACCTATTTGAGTTATAACATTAACACCTAAATTACTCGCAACTCCACCACCAATTCTATACTGAACAAATAATGTTGAGTTTGGTGTCAGTGCGGATCCTAGTCCTAAGTTATTTGAATACCTTTGTAAGTTTAAAACGTTTCCTGTTCTTGCAAACTCTCTAAGTTGTTCATCTGCCGAGGTAGTTCCTCCACCAAAAGTCATTTTAAAAAATCCTTCAGGTGTAAATTCTGTTACAAATTTACTATTTGTTTGTATATATTTTCCTACTTTTAAACCAGGTCTATCAGATTGTTTAGTTGGGTCTTCAACAAATATTCTGTCCTCAGCTAAAGCATAAACTTCATACCATCTATCAGCAACACCTAAAAATTCTTGTACCGATGGAACATTTGCATAATTAGTTCCATTTTTTAATAAAACGCTGGTTACCCCTAATACATTCTTTTCAGGTAAGAATAGTTCAAAGAATGGTCTTACATCTATTGGTGATATTGTTCTTTTAAAGACTTTAGTAATGCCATTTACAACAACTTCTCTTTTTACAATTGTATAGTTAATTAACTTATTACTTGAATCAAAATTTGGAATTTTGAGTCTATTTGGAAATCCTTCAGCATTAAATGGTGATGCAAAATCAATATCATATACTGTTTCAAACACTTGTCCAGAACCATTAATTTGTCCACCTCTTCTTATTAAACCACAATATCTTAAATCTTCTTTATCACCAAATGCTGGTACTGTGATTGAAAAATCAACCAATGCAACAGATGGTCTTTGTCCAGGAATTTTTAATCCGTAGGTTCTGGCAATATTGTATATAGAAGATCTTTGTTGTGCGTATTGTAAAACGGTTTCCTGTATACTCCTGTCTATATGAAAATGTAAATTGTCTGAAACTGCAGCATTTAAATCAATCATCACTGAAAAAACTCCAGCGTCATTAAAATTTTCAATTAAATCAGGATAATAAGTTCTTGTATAATTTATTAGTTCTGTTCTAAGTCCTTGAAAATCTCTAGGTGTATACGATATTTTTCTTTCTGCCATTTGTTATTAAATATTGAGAATTATAAAATCTCTTGTATTAAAGGTAGAGTCTTGAATTATATAGTCAATCCTAACTATGGCGGTATATGGTATTTCTTCTTTACCCGGTACTCTATACACTTTATCATTTAAATATGGATCTCTGTTAACTTCTTCAAACCCTCTATTTTCTTCTTCTGCTGGTGTTATTGAGATGTTAGTTACAATTAAATTAGGTATGAAATTATTAACCGCATCTCTTATTTCAGATTCTATTTCAGAAAAAGTTGGTCCATCTAAAGGTTCAAAAATATATTCATAAATTCTACTACCAAAATCAGGTAAAAAATATCTTGATCCTTTTCTTGTTAAAAGTAAGTGAATTAGATCACTTCGTATTTCTTCATCTGATGTATCTGTTAGATCAAGATATCTTCCATCAAAACTATCCCTAAAGGGAAATGTTATTCCATATGTTTTTCCATTTGCCATATCTATAAATATATTAGATGGTATTTTTAATAAAAAATCCCGACTTAATCGGGATTCTTTTCTTTTACTTTTGTTGAGTATTTTTCATGGATAGGATCATAAGGACAATGTCTACAATTACTTCCACAACAAAAACCTCTTTTTAAATGGTATGACTCTGTCATAACTTTTTTTCCATTTTCCATATAAAAGTCAGGTTCTTTTCTAAGTAGAACTTCTTTGACATATAACTCTTGTATCCAATTAGATCTCATAACTAATTATTTAACCTCACATTGTCCACCGGCACAAGCTAATTCACCAGTTAAATTAGTTTCATCAGTCATTTCGATAACCTTTGTAAGATCAATATTTGTCAAAGATCCCATCATTTTTTCATAGTGTTCTTCAGTACAATCTTCAAATGGAGCTTGGATATATGTTCCACCATCGTAAGGTAAAACTGATAAACCATTATAATATTGTCTGTTTTCCCACATCCATTTTCCTACTAATTCCCAATCATCTTGTTTGATTGAAATTGTTGCAGAAACGTTATGAGTGTTGTTTCCTGTTCTATGACCAGATTTAATCCAATCCATACTAACCTTTTTAACTCTTTCCAATAATTGGAAAGCCGATTCTGTTCTAAGAATTGCACCTTCTGGTGCTTTTTGTGGAACTGAAATTACTGCGGTATCGTGTGGACGGAAGTATTCGTCTTCAACAAGTTCAGGATGGAAAACTGAAAGATACTGATAGATTGATTCATTTTTTCCAACACGAACTCTACGAACATAATAATCATTATGCCAAGCGTGAATTCCTGAAGAAGTTCCAAGAACAAGTGAAGAAGTTCCTGATGGTTTTACAGTTGTTGTTCTTGCCGCTGAGTTGATACCAATAAGATTTGCAACTCTTTCGTTTTCAATTTTGCAAACATTTGCAGCTTCTTTCATATCATATCCCAAAACAACACCAGATCCAATACCAGTCATTCCAACACCGATAAGAGCATCTTTCTCGGTTGTCCTTCTCCATACATCACGAAGATAATGGAAGTCGGTATAACCCGCCTGTAGTGTTCCAATGAAGGTAGCTGCTTTTACTCTTTGGTTAAGATCTTCTTGAGATTCTATGTTTGACACATTTACTTCACAAAGATTACAGAATTGATATGGTCTAAGGGCGATTTCACAACAAGGGTTTGTTCCCCAATCTTTATCGTTTGTGAAATAAATTCCAGGTTCACCTGCTCCTGATGCTTCAACCCTTTTCCAAAGTCCGTTGAAGAATTCTTCAGTGATCTTGTGACGAACTAAAACTGCCGAGTTATTTGCTCTTCCTCTTTGTGCATTAAGTTCCCACCAATTTCCTGACTTACAAGCAATCATTTCATCATCATCTGCACTGAATAAGGATATAAGTGCCGCGCGTCGGATTCCTCCTGCAAGGACTGCGTCCGCAATATGACAAACAATATCATGAACTTGAATTGGACTTGCTTTATCACCATCTTCAACATTATCCAAAACTTTTTTAATGTTGTGAATACAATCTTTAAGTGGTTGTGGTCCTGGTGCTTTTCCACCTGAGGTGATAAGTCTTGCTCCTTTTGGACGAATGTCTGAATAATCAAATATTGGTGTTGATGTATTTTCACCAAAGTATGATTTCATCAATACTTTAATTGCATCTGCCCATCCTTCGATTGAATCTCCAATCAAATATCTACGGGTTCTACTTGGGTTTGGTTTTCTGATTTCGGGTAATTTGTCTACGTGATGTTTTTGAACAGAGTATCCAACACCAGTTCCACCCAAAAGAAGAAACATTACTTCTGAAAAACTATCCAAATGGTCGATTGGAAGATATGCACAATTGTAGATCCTGTTTGGGCTCATTTCAATTGGTTTTCCACCAAACTGAAGTGATCTCATAGATGGTAGAACTTTTTTGTCATAAACCATCTTATAAACGTCTTTGATTTCATTTTCAAGTGTGGGATACTTTTTAATGTGCATGTCTCGGTTTCTTGTTACGAGCTCTTCCCATGTTTCTCTTCTTTGTAATTCGGGGACATACTTAGCGTATTTCATATACACCGTGATGTCAGATAAAATTCTTTGCGATTTGTCCATTTTAAAAATTTTTATAAATATAATTAATTATTTTGATTTTGTCTTTGATTTCTTTTGTCCATAAGATCTTTGATCCTCTGTTTTTGTTTTTCCTCTTTGTTTTCTTCAAACCCTAAGAATGTGACCGAGCTTTCCGTGTCAATAACTATCATTTCGTTATCAAATTTACAATTTTCAAAAATAACTCCGTCACTACCAATTCTTGATTTTGTAATGGCGATTGTTGCAAGTTTCATTTCCTTTTGTTGTAAAGTTTTTGCTATTGATATAATGACGTGTCCAACTTGTGCTTTTTTGATAGAACCACCCATTTGGTCTGTTGTTACAACTTCTGAAGAAATACTACTACGATTACCTTGAGTTGCTGTCCAACCAACCAGTTCCATTTCGTGACACATTGCTTCAAATTGTCTCATAACAGATCCTTCACTTTTCCATTCATCTTCCATTTGTTTTTCAGGTAAAACACAATCAATATAATCCAAAACAATCATATCAATTTTTTTACCATCAGCAACCATCTTTCTAATTTTGTTCTTAAGTTGACCTATGGTTAAAGTGTCTGATGGTAACTTTTCTAAAATAAGTTGGTTTTCCATTTTTTCCCTGATGTCTTGAACGGTTTTGATAACCAACTCTCTATTCTCGGAAAGTTTGTCTGGTGCAATCTCGGTCCAAAGGGTAAAATGTTTTCTTTGAATGATTTTTGGATTGTCCTCAAAAAATACTTGTAAAACATTATAACCCATATTAAAAGCGTTGTTTGCAATTTTGGTGAGGATTGTTGATTTACCAACACCTGTTGGTGCAAGTATTACACCAATTTCACCTTTTGCAAGTCCACCTTTAAGGAGTTTATCAATACCAGGAATTCCCATAGGAATAGGATGTCTGAAATCATCAGTTAGAACTTCATCCAAACCTGAGAATACATCCAATATTCCTTTTTCAATTTCTCCAACCTGAAGAGCGGTTTTAACCATCTCTTCCAAAGTATCATAGTTTTCAAATTCACCTGAATCTATGATCTTTTGTGCTTTTTTCATCACCTTTTGAAGTTCTTGTTGTTTACAAAACTTCAAAGCTTTTTCTTGAACAAAGGTATACCCATCAGTTGGAGCGTCTTTGATTTTTTCTATGGTATCAAGGATAATTTTACAAGTTGTTTCTTGAGAAAATTCGCTCTTTGTAATCTGTTCTAAAGTATCATAAGAAGGAGTATGTTCATACTTTTTATAGTATTCTTTTATCATCTGAATTATGATACGGAAATACTTGTTCTCAAAGTATGTTGCCTCCAAAACTTCAAGAATGGAATTACCAAAATTCCTATCCAGAACTATCTGGTTCAACAATTGGAGTTGAAAAGTTGTTCCGAGATACTCGAAGTTTTTATCTTTTGACATATTAAATTAGGGTGATTTTAAAAATAAATATTAAACATTTAGGGGAAGTCCAAGGTATTCGTAAGATAAATTTTCGGCTGAAAATATGTCAGTTAACTCTGACAAAATTTCTTTCAAATGAGGGCGAAGATCTACCGTATACCTAACTTTTGGTGGGTAAATTTTAGCATCAAAAACTCGATGACAAAGAGTTTTTTCTGCGGATTTAACATAGATGTTGAATCTTTCTGGTCCTTCGGTAATGGATGTTTCCATAACTTGTGGGTTGTCAAAAATTTCAAACTTGTTGTCAAGCATGTAAGTTGCTGTTCTCTTTTTTAAGTCAGCCTGAATTAGGTTCTGAATCTCTCTAATAGAATAATAAAATTCTTCAGAGTTTCTTGCCTTTTCGTTGTAGTTCTTTACGTTAAAGAAACGTTGAACAATAATGTTGTCGTTCACTGTTAGAAGGAATTCTAACTTTGTCAATTCTTGGTTTTTCATAGTTATTTTTATTTTATTATTTTTATTTCTGATTCTGTTTCAATTACCACTCTAGCTCCACAAGATAATATTGGTTTAACATCCCCTTCACCACAATAGACAATTTTACTAGGACCCAATATTTCAACTTCATTACAATAGGTATTGTTTTTACCTTCTTTTATTGTAATGACAGGTAAATTAGTTTTCTTTGATTTGTTTGATCTGATCCTGTGTTGATTAACATGGATAAATTTTTTCATTTGCCGGATTTAAATAATTTTTTTTCTTTTCTTGTCAACTTCATAAAAGGCTTGAGAAAGTTAACCCAAGCATCATCTTGTTTTGGTAAAAATTTGAAGAATCCGTCCTCAACCATAAATTTCATCAGGTTTTTATAACCCCGACCATCGGGATCCATTGTTTCAGAATAATATTGTTCAACAAGTTGTTTTGCCTCATCGGTTATTAAAGGATTTCCCAAATCGATAATCTTTTCGTTAATTTGAAAAAACTCATCACCAAAAATTCCTTCTTTTGTTTTTCCTGTTAAAAGGTTTTTCAAAACGGTATTATCTTTATCTTCCTTTAATAATTGTTCAGCCTTGGTTAAAATATCTCGAAAAGAAACTTCATTTTCAAGGATCTCGGGAAAAAATTTCATAATTGTTTTTTCACCCAAATAATAAATTCCATCAATGTTATCACTTTTATCGCCATATAAAATTTTAAATGTTTTAACATTATTATGAGGAATTTCAATATTGTAAAACTTTATTTTATCTCCCATTTTATAGGTGTTCTTTGTGATAGGAGAGTAGATCGATACCTTGTCTGATATGAGTTGTGTCAGATCTTTATCGGTCGTTAGAATCGTTTTAAATTCGTCTGGTGAAACTTGGCAATAATAAGATATTAAGTCATCTGCTTCATTATCTTGAACTTCAATTTGTCTTACAAAACATTCTTCAAGATATTGTTTAACTCTTTCTTTTTGTTTATAAAAAGAATCTTTTTTAAACTCATCGTCTCTTTCCCTTCGGTTCAATTTATACTTTGGGTAAATCAATTTTCTAACAGATGAGTTGTGGTCTCCATCCCATAGAGCCAAAACCTTATCATAGTTATGTTCTTCAATAAGTTTTCGTAATGTATTAAGAAAATGAAATATTCCACCAACATGCTCACCCTTATGAAAAAACTCCTTCACACCGTGTTGTCCGATGTGAAGGAGATTATTGGCATCTACTAATAAAGTTTTTCTCACTTTGTAACTTCTTCAAATTCAACATCTGTGGATTGAGTCTGATCTTGAACTTGAGAATATAGATCTTGGGTAATTTCTTGCCAAGTGGTCATAAGTTCGTTCATAGAAGAATCAATTTCTTCAATATTACGAGAAGAATGTGCGGATTTCAACTTTTCCAAAGATTTTTCAATCATTTCTTTTTTATCTTGTGGAATCTTATCTTCCATCTCTTTTAATTGCTTTTCAGTTTGAAAGATAGTTTGATCTGCTTGATTAATCTTATCTGCATCTTCTTTTGCTTTTTTATCGGATTCGGCATTTGCTTCTGCTTCTTTTTTCATTCTTTCAATTTCCTCGTCACTTAATCCTGAAGAAGCTTCAATTCTAATGTTTTGTGTTTTGTTTGTTGCCATATCTTTTGCCGTTACAGATAAAATACCATTTGCATCAATATCAAATGTAACTTCAATTTTTGGAACTCCTCTCATTGAAGGTGGAAGTCCATCAAGGTGGAATCTACCAATTGTTCTGTTGTCTTTTGACATTGGTCTTTCTCCCTGAAGAACGTGAATTTCAACAGAGGGTTGATTGTCAACTGCGGTTGAGAATGTTTCTGACTTCTTGGTTGGGATTGTTGTGTTTGATTCAATAAGTTTTGTGAATACTCCACCCATTGTTTCAATACCCAAAGAAAGTGGTGTAACATCTAAAAGAAGAACATCTTTAACATCACCAGCTAATACTCCTCCTTGAATTGCCGCACCCAAAGCAACCACCTCATCAGGATTCACACCTTTTGACGGTTTCTTTTTAAAGAATTGTTCAACAACTTGTTGGACAGCTGGAATCCTTGTTGATCCTCCAACCAAAATTACTTCATCAATATCTGATGGTTTTAGTTTAGCATCTTTAAGAGCTTTTTTACAAGGTTCCAAAGTTCTTTGGATAAGTGTGTCCGCAATTTTTTCAAACTGAGATCTTGTTAATGTTTTAACTAAGTGTTTTGGAACACCATCAACAGGCATAATATATGGTAGATTAATTTCTGTTTGAGAAGAAGATGAAAGTTCAATCTTGGCTTTCTCGGCAGCTTCTCTTAATCTCTGAAGAGCCATCGGATCTTTTCTAAGATCTACACCTTCTTCTTTTAAAAACTCATCCGCCATCCAATCTACAATTACCTGATCAAAATCATCGCCACCTAAGTGAGTATCTCCATTGGTTGACTTAACTTCAAAAATTCCATCACCCAATTCCAATACTGAAATATCAAATGTTCCACCACCAAGATCAAATACCGCAACTTTCATATCTTTGTCTTTCTTATCAAGACCATAAGCAAGAGCCGCTGCGGTTGGTTCATTGATTATACGAAGAACTTTAAGTCCTGCTATTTCTCCCGCTTCTTTTGTTGCTTGTCTTTGACTATCATTAAAGTATGCGGGAACTGTGATAACCGCTTCAGTAACATCGTGACCCAAATAATCTTCAGCGGTTTTTTTCATTTTTTGAAGAACCATTGCTGAGATTTCTTGTGGTGTATAATTCCTATCGTCAATTTTTACTCTTGCAGTATTATTATCTCCTTTTACTAAAGAGTATGGAACTCTTTTAGCTTCTTTTGTTATCTTATCAAAAGCTTCACCCATAAATCTTTTGATAGAGTATACAGTTTTTGTTGGATTTGTTACCGCTTGTCTTTTAGCGGGATCTCCAACTTTTCTTTCTCCGTCTTTAATAAATCCAACGATTGATGGTGTTGTTCTTTTTCCCTCACTATTGGGGATAACTACAGCTTCGCTACCTTCCATCACGGCAACGCATGAGTTTGTTGTTCCTAAATCAATTCCGATTACTTTTTTCATATGTTTTTAATTTTTAATTTTATTTTCTCGCCATTTGTCAAGTTATGTGCCAAAGTATAAAAAACTGACAAATTGTCAGGTTACTCATCAATTTCGTTTTCTGATTCATCCAAAGTGATTTCACCTGTTCCTGAAAGGATTGCATTCCAATAATTTGAGTATTGTTTTTTGTAATCCTCTAAAGCTTCTTTAGTATCTTCAATGTATCCTTGTGGAACCGCAATAATCTTACCATCTTTATAACCAAGACCATTTACGTGATTTTTTAAAATAGATACTTTTGTTCTTACCGCATAAGATACGGTTCTTCCATTTTTTGTTGCTGTAATATGATTAATACCTGCGTTCTTTTGATTTCCAAACAAAAACACCAAAGAAGATGCTAACCATAACGCTTCACCTCCTTTTGCTTTGATTGTTGGTTGACCAAATGGATTATCGGGAAGTTCAACCCAAGGTTGATTTACAACAACTAAGGTATTGTAATATGGATAATCTTCTTTTTTTGATTTTGAAATACGAGAATGGATACCCATACCAATTTTATCTGCTAATACAGAAGCGTTGTGTTGTTTTCCACCCTTACCTTCAAAGGTCATCTTACAAGGAATGGATCCTATTGAGTCAAAGAAAAAAGCAAGACTTAAAGGAATATCTCCCTTTTCTTGTGCATCTAAAACTTCATTTATAAACTCCGTCGCTTGTTCAATATAATCAAAAGAATCATTAAATATAAAATTACCATCCCACTCTCCATCAGAATTTTTTGTTGCTTCAAGTCCAAGTTCAACCGCATGTTCCCAATTCCATTTCTTCTCAGTAATTATGAAAACAGGAAGATGTCCTTTTCTTTGGGCATCAGCTGCCGCCAAAATCATTGCCGTGGTTTTTGATGTGTTACTATGTCCCAAGAACATATTGATACCCCCCATTACAGGTCCTGGTATTCCACAAGCATTAAAAAAAGCTTCACCACAATTATAAAAATCAGTCTCCTTATATTTGGTTTTGGTTGAAAATTTATCTTTGATTGAGTCTAATGAAAATTCTTTTTTCTTGATTGCCATATTAATATTGATTTGTATTATTGTTGTTATTGTTGTTTTGGTTATTGTTATCTAAACTTGGTTTTGTTTTGGTAAAGTAAACAAACGCAGGGGTTCCTTGAACTTCAATCAGACTTATGTACATAATTCCGTTTTGATTATAAAATTTCCATTCTGTGTCCGATACAATAACATATTTTGAATTATAGTCTTCAACAAAATAATTGAGTCCTCCTTGTTTCAAGGGTATCATCATACACATATAACAAATGCTTTCGTTATCGAAATAGTAATAAGTTGCAACATTTTCATCCACCTTATAGATGAATTTTACACCTTCATCGGTATAACTTGTTTCAAATTTGCTTTTATTAAATTCTTTTCTTATCTGACTTTCAGTGTAGTGAATCCTTGCCTGAGAGAAGGAAGTTAGGGAGATGACAAACAGGGCTAAAGTTAGAATTAGTTTTTTCATTTTTGTTTTTTTATAATAATAAGAAATTAATTTGTTAAAGAAAATAAGTCCCCGAGTTGGGGACTTATTTTAATTTAAGACTTTTGATTAGAAAGGTAGATCCTCGTCTGGTTCAGCGTCTGATTGTGGATCTGTGTATCCTCCGCCCATTGTTGTTGTGGAAGTGGAAGAATCTCCGTATACATATTTTCCGAGATCTGAATCCCACCTTGGGGTTTCTCCACGAGCAATTGCTTCGAGATATTCGGTTGGCTTCTTTGAGTATACATCAGCCCAAGTAAGTGCATCTTCAACCCAAGATTTCATTGTGTCACCATCTGTGTGAACAGGAGATGGGTCATCATACATAACAGTTTGGATTACTGTGTATTCTTTCCCTTTTGGGGTTTTTGCTTTTGCGAGTTCTATAATAAGGTCACGACCATTTTTTGCATCGGTGATATCACCTTTTTGTCTCCATATTGGAATGATCTTGTCAAGAACTCCTTCATTTTTGTAGTTGTGTTTAAAACGCCAAAACTTTACACCATCTTGTTCTGCATCGCGGTCAACAACCTTAACGATATAGAACTTACGTGCTTTATACTGTTTTGCAAGTTCCTTGTCGGATTCTTTTCCTGTTGACATGAGTTCGTCGTAGATCTCATTCAAAGGTGACCTTTCGTTGTCATTTTTACCAGGATCGTAGAGTTTAACCCACTTTCCATCAACTTGAACTTCGTGATACCAAACTTCTTTAAATGGTGATGAACCGTCAGGAGTGGGGAGGATTCTTACCCTTTTTTGTGCAGACTTTTGATTTTGTGGAAGAATTGCTGCAAAATACTTCTTCATTCTTTCATCTTGTGACATCTTGGATGCGGAAGATGAACCTTGTTTTGATTTTTCGTACTGCTCGAGTACTGAGTCTAATGTTGTCGCCATAGTAGATAGGATTTTAAGACAGATTTATTTATTTATTAAGTTATGTCAGAAATATAAGAAATTAAAATTAATAGTCAAAGATCGTATAAAAAAAATAAGGGGGTAATACTTGTCCGCCCCCTTATTTAGCACTTATTGTGAGATAGTATTATCTAATGTTTTGAAATGGAAATTCCACAGTGTCATCAAACTCATTAAAAGTATTTTTAATTTCTCCTGGTGAAAAATCTTCAACTTCATCTGAGGTTAAAACATACTCATTTTTTCCTGATTTTTGAATGTCTTCTTGTTTGTCTTCAAAAAAGTCAGATAGTTTTTGATTATATGGGCCAGAATCTAAACTTCTAAGTTCAAGTTTTTCTTGTGGGGTTTTAGGTCTATATTTTTCAACCTTAGCCTCTAAAGAATTTAAAGTTGTCATTATTTTATCCATTTCAGATAATTTTGATTCCAAACCTTCTAATTGTGAAAAAAGTTTTGTAAAATATTCTTCTTGTTTTGTTTCTACATTCTTTTGTGAAGTTACCAAATCAGTAATATCAAGTTCTTCTGTTCCTGTACCTTCATCTGATTTTTCTTCAGGATTACCAGCAGAATCTATTTTTTCTACATCAGGATCTGTTGCTGGATCAACAACAGATGGTTCTGCAGGAGGGGGAGATCCAGCTTCTGCTCCTGGGGTTGGTGGTGTTGCCTCTCCTTCAGGTGGTGGAGGAAGTTCTCCGCCAGGAGGAGGTGGTGCCTCTTGTTCGTTAATATATCTATTTATTTGTCGATATCTTTCAAGTTCTTGTAATATTTTTTTATCAATACCCATCTTATTAACCATTTAATAATTGTTTAACACCCTGTGGGGTTTCTACTCTAACTTTTTTTGACATATTGACAGAATTATCAAATCTTTCAATAAGACCATCTTTCATTCTTACAACATAACAATCACCGGTGTCAAGGTCACAAACTTGTTTGCTTCCATCGCCCATATCTTTTTCGGAATATCTTACATTCTTTCCAAGATAACTATTTAAAATTTCGTTTAAGCTCATTTTGTTTTTTATTTATAAATATATCAATTATATAGAAATTATAATTGTTTGTTTTAGGAAATTAGGATTTAAATAATATTGTACTTCCATTATATATTGACCCGCGGAATTTGGTTCCTGAATTTCCGATACAAGTGGAACTCCCCCACTACCACTAACAACTGGCAATTCTGGTGGTGGATTAGAAACTCTCCAAAATTTTATGGCGCTACTGTTCCTAATGTTAATTTGTTGGAATGGTTCGGTTGTGTTTGATAGACTTAAGAACACTATAACATATCTACCATTTGTTTTTTTAATGTTAACAAATGGTGATTCTTGGCTACCATTTCCTGATGGAAGTGCACAATCTGGACAATGAATCTCTAAATTTAATTTTGCATTTGTGGTAATCGCCGGTGTTGGTGTAGGGGTTACTGCGGGTGGTGGTGTTGGTGAAGGTAGTGGTGGAGGAGGTGGTCCTGATGATGGTGCTGGTGGTGTTGAAGCGGGTAAATCAAATAAGTTAACAGATTTTGCGCTTATAAACGCTTGTTTAACCTTAGTCAAAATTTTATCATAATCAGATTTTCTATCAGTTTTAATTGTTTGTGATCCCTGAGGTGTTGGGTCGTTGTTTGTTGTACCAGATTGAGCTTTAATTGGATAATTTTCTATTAATAGATCTGTTACTTTTTCTTCGGTCAGATTTACATTGTCTCCTTTAACAAGTTCTTGAAATTTTGCCGCAGCAACCTCAATACATGCCCTTTCACTTACAAAATTAGCAATAGCATATGTATCATCACCAATTCTTATACAAGAATATGTTTTATTAATTCTAG